ATAACAAAAGTATTGTCAGCAGCGGTTGTATTGACATTGACTTTATAGCTTCCATGATTTCCTGTACCTATGCCCAAGCTACCTGCTATGGTTGCTCCACCGTTGCCAGTTATATCACCAGTAGAACTTATATTTCCACTTGTAGCTATACTGCCATCAGCAGCAATACTAGTAAGTAAGTTACCATCAGATCTCTTAAACTCAGCCATATTCGCTGACTGGGAAGCTGCCGCTTGTACGGTAATTGGTACAGTTGTTGACGATGCTGGAGTGACACTCAAATCGCCATTTTTTATAATTAGGCTATTAGTACCGCTATTAAAAGATAATGATCCACTGTTTGCTGTTAATGCCCCATTGCTTCCAAAGAACGCAACTCCAGAAGGACTACCATTAACGCCACCAACAGTAGAACCGTTAAACTTCAGTGTGCCGCCATCGTTGTAAAGCTTGTTTGTTGTAACAGCAGGAACATGGTTTGATAATTCTACACCACTGACAGTTGCACCGCTAGCGTATACATTTGTCCAAGGAACCGATTCGCTACCTAGATTCACAGTGCTTGATGAAGTCCAAGGGGTTACATCGGTATTAAATTTAGTTGTTGAGCTTTGGCAATTAATTTTATTACCACCGGCTAGTCTAATATTAAATTGAGTGGCACTTAATTTAATCGTACTTTCTACGGTTTTAGCGGTGTTATACCAAGTTCCAATAATTAAAGAATTAGTATTTATAGGTGTTCCATATTCTGACCCATCTTCATAGTCTAACCACACGCCAGTAACTTCTACTCCTGAAGAACCATCGTGATCGTGAAGTGGCGTGCCATACTTTACTCTAAGAGTATCAGTTCCATTGGTTCCAATTATATTAGTGTAAACACCACCTGTGTCTATGTGAGAAAGAGTATTCTCTGAACTGTTTTGCCACTCTTGTAAATTGGCACTTTGAGATGCGGCACTCTGAACTGTAAGTCCAACGTTAGTTGTTGTGCTTGGTTTGATTTCTAATTTCTCAAAATTACCCGTCCCGCCGTGGATATTAAATTCATTCCCGACCAAAGTCAAGCCAGAACCAGCCGTATAAGTCGTGCCGCCAGCTTCACCGCTAGCATAAGCAGCAATTCCAGAAACCGCAAGTATATCGCTTTCATTGGATATTGCCTGACCAGAAGCGTAGGCAGCTATACCAGATACGTGAATTATTTCATCTACATTATTTGTAGTATAAATCGGCCCATTCATAGAAGAGTGAGCTGTACAATAATAATACAACTTATCTGGAGCGTCTTGTGGAACCTCAAACTTTAAAACGCCTTGACCACTGATTTCTATACTATTGCCATCTGCATCTTGATAAGCAGCACCACCATTTGAAGTAGAAATTCTAAAAGGATGACCAGAAATCTGTTTATTAAAGTAGTAAGTATGGCCTTTGTGTAAATAGATTGCTGGATCACTTGCGCTATTAAGACCCATTCCGTCTATCACATAATTACTACCATCACCACCAGTTATATCAAAAGTTTTCGTAGCAACTCCAGAAACGTATGATATGTTAGTGGTGTTAGAGGTTATATTTGTTTCATTAGAAACTGCTTGACCACTAGCGTATGAAGCCACTCCAGAAACATACAGGTCGTCATGAGCATGACCGCTTGCATAAGCGGCAATACCAGAAACCGCAACTATATCGCTTTCGTTAGCTATGGCTTGTCCACTAGAGTAAACCGCTATCCCAGAAACATAATTAAGCTGTGCTGTGCTAACATCACCGCCGCCAATAGCAGAACCGTTAAACTTTAAAGTTCCGCCTTCATTATATAACGTATTGGTAGTGTCTGCTGGTACATGGCTTGCTAATTGTACACCACTGACAGTTGCACCGCTAGCGTATACATTTGTCCAAGGAACCGATTCGCT